GGCCACCTTCACGAAAACGATCAACGCCACCGCCGATAGGGCAACGATCAACCAAAAAATCTGTTTCTTACTCATAGAATTTTAAATTTAAGTTATACCTTTGTCACGGGGTTACAAGGTAGCCTCTTGCATAAGCGGGGTCTGTTCCGAGACGGAACGCCCCTTTTTTATTTCATGCAATCACGTATTGCGTCCGTTAGCTTGTTCGTGAAAAAATCGCTGTCAAGCAAATGGACAAGTAATTTCCCCTCGTTCTCGTCTAGCTCTACCTCGCCCTTTGACTTGTAAATCTTTTCCGCCAGCAACTTGTAACCGATACCGTTCGCCCCGGAATAGATTAGCTCACCAACGGCCTCTCTTGTATCCATCTCTTTCACCTCGCCGGACAGGCTCGTGAGTTTCAGTTTCTCGAAATTGATTTTGATCGTCTTGTTTTCCATGCGTATTTTTTTAAGTATTATAAAAATCACCAACCATGAGACCTGTCCAATCAGATCCACTAAAATATAATACCGCTGATTTTTCAGCTCCCACTCTCGTTATGAGATCGTTATTGTTTTTTACTATATTAAAACTTTTCCCGGAGTAATTCATCAGGATCAATATTTGTCCTTGATACCCGGCTGCTATTTTCACGTTAACACCAGCAGATCCAATCAAATTTATACCGTATATTACAGCCGATGGGGTGAAAGACATTGAAGTTCCGTAAAATGAGATCGACTTGACTGGGGCGCAAAATTTCCCGTTCTTGATTAAAACGTTACCATCACAATCCGTGATGGTTGCCCTGTCATACATTTTCATTTCACCACGCAAGTGAATATCACTAGAGTAAAATCTTCCTACTCTATTTTCACTATAAATGTAACCTTGATGATATATATCCCCACCTTCCACCACGAGTAACGTGTTTGAACCATAACCGGCATTTCCCGGTGTACCAAGATAAACGTAATGCGAATTAGTGGTTCCTCTCATGTACTCGAATTTGATGTATTGAGCGTTAAGTGTCATTTTGTTGTCACCAATATTGCTAATCAAGTCGCTTTTGTCATAATCGAAAGGCCCAATTTTATTTGTTGATCCAAATTGAAATACAGGACTACCATTAACCACTCCCTTCAATCCCCACTCGCTAGAACGTTGGAACATCTCCACGTAATTATTATTATCCTTGTACACGTTGAACCCGTAATTGTTCGTCATGGACTGCATGGCTATTCCAGCACCACCAGTGCCGAATTTCGCCCCGGAGTACAATAGGGTGGATTCCATTTTAAAACCGCCGGCAGTTCCTTTTTCAAAATTAAACTCGTACCCATCAAGCTTGCTAATAAACGCTTGATTCGATACTATTTTATTCACGAAAGCATCATTCACTACTAGCTTGTCCGTCTCGATCAAGTCTGCATTAATATACCCCGCCTTGATCAACGGTCCTTTCGTTATAGCGTTTGCTACTAGAGCATCAAAGTCAGCAAACCCAAGCTGAGAGGCGAAATCGTCTTTCGTCACAGACTCGATGTCCCCGTACCCGTCAGCGGTCATGTCGAAAACGGTAGCGTAGTCAACGAACCATTCCAAGGGATCGCTTTCCGGCTTCACCGGGCCGGAAAGGTGAAGCCAGTTTATCGTGCCAAAAATTCCGATTGGACCGCAAGTCTCCTTGAAAATGTAAGTCTCGTATTTTCCCGTTCCCTCCATCGAGGTTAGGAATTCCTGTGTCCAACCTGACCCGTGGGAGTTATGAGCGTTTTTTAGCGTGTACCCGACTGGTATCTTGGCACTCACTTTCACGATGAACACGGCGTTGGCACGGGATTGGTTACCGAAACCAAAGCCTCCAAGGTGACTAGTAGTTGTTCCCCCGTACGCTCTAATGTACAGGCACCAGTCCGAACCGTTGTGGGGTGAACCTGCCGCTTCCTCTTTTATATGTGCCGCCTCGGAGGATGTGTAATCACCGTTACTTGTATTTCCGGTGGACTTCATAATCCTAGTAAGCATAACCTTTCCACCGTTATTCTGTGCATGGTAAACGGATACCCCGTTATATCCCTTCTTGAACTCCGGGTCCTTGTACAACATCTTCCCCCCGTCCATGCCGATCGACCCGGTCGCCTTGTCAGCTTGCGCTTTCGCCGCTGCGGCTATCGAGTTAAGGATGGTTTGGCGGGCGGTGTAGTAG